GATGTCCGCCAACGACATCCGTGAGCTGGAAAACCTCGACCGCATCCCGGCAAAGGACGGCGGCGACTTATACCTCATCAACGGCAATATGCTCCCGCTGCAAAACGCCGGAGCTTTTGCAAATATCAACACCGATAACGGAAAGGAGGAAAAATCCGATGAAGAAGTTCTGGAATTGGAAAAACAGGACAGTGACCAACGAGGAGACGCAGGAACAGATCCAAGAGAGAACCCTGTTCTTAAACGGCACGATCGCTGAGGAGAGCTGGTTTGACGATGATGTCACGCCGCAGCTTTTCAAGGATGAGCTGATGTCCGGCTCCGGGAATATCACCGTCTGGATCAACTCGCCCGGTGGTGACTGCGTGGCAGCCGCCCAAATCTACAATATGCTCATGGACTACCACGGCGACGTCACAGTCAAGATCGACGGTATTGCCGCCTCTGCCGCATCCGTCATTGCGATGGCGGGTACAAAGGTGCTCATGTCGCCTACGGCACTCATGATGATCCACAACCCCTTGACGGTCGCTATCGGCGACAGCGAGGAGATGCAGAAGGCAATCGATATGCTCTCCGAAGTCAAGGAAAGCATCATCAATGCTTACGAGATCAAGACTGGCTTGTCCCGCGCCAAGCTCAGCCACCTCATGGATGCCGAGACCTGGATGAATGCCAACAAGGCTGTGGAGCTTGGCTTTGCCGATGATTTGCTGTTCAAAGCAGACGGTGAAAGCAGCGCTGCGGAGGACAGCTTCGTGTTCAGCCGCAGAGCCGTCACCAACTCGCTCATGTCCAAGGTCAAGAGCCATCACACAACGTCCGAACCTGCGAAAAGTGCAGGCACAACCATCTCCGAGCTCGAAAAGAGACTCGCACTTATCAAACCTTAAGGAGGATACAAACAATGAGTAAGATCAACGAACTGCGCGCACAGCGTGCAAAGACCTGGGAGCAGACGAAGGCGTTCCTCGACTCCCACAGAAGTGACAAAGGCGTCCTCTCTGCTGAGGACACCGCCACCTATGAGAAGATGGAACAGGAGATCGTCGACCTCGGCCGTGAGATCGAGCGCCAGGAGCGTCTGGACGCTTTCGAGCGTGAACTGAACACTCCGGTCAATACGCCCATCACCCAGAAGCCCGACACCGCAAAGGTGGACACCAAGACCGGTCGTGCCTCCGACACCTATAAGAAGGCGTTCTGGGCGCAGGCCCGTACCAAGGGCGGTATGATGACCGCAGAGATCCGTAACGCTCTGCAGGAAGGCGTGGATAGCGAGGGCGGCTACCTCGTCCCCGATGAATTCGAGCAGACGCTGGTGCAGTCCCTCGAAGCCGAGAATGTGGTCAGGAGCCTGGCTCATGTCATTACCACTGCGTCCGGCAGTCACAAGATCCCCATCGTCGCCACCAAGGGCACTGCCGCCTGGGTCGATGAGGAAGGCACCATTCCCGAAGGCGACGATGCTTTCGGTCAGCAGCTCATC